CAACACCTTATAAGCCGGACAGCGAAACACACAAATTTCAGATACAGGTGTGTCGCTGGCAAATTCAAGGCAGATAGGTGGGCAGTCAGGCAGGACAAAGTGTGGCGTCGATGCAGGCAAGACTGGTCTGTTGAGGCGTTCAAGGAAGCACGACAGCGGTACTGGCGCATGAACCAGTTTCAACAGCGGCAGTTCATTGAACAGATGGAGAAAGCGCATGAGCGACGTTAACGGATTGCATGATCTGTTCCTGACAGCAGCCGAAACGGACAGGCGCATGCCGCCGGCCATGAGGAAGCAGAAGCTGTCGTCATGGCCAGACTATCCGCTGGACTGGCATGGCTATGGCTGGACACAGGAAGGCGAGACAATACTGAAGCCTACAAGCAGACAGATCACAGATTATGACAGGGCCATGCAGTTGACGGTGCTGATGGATGAGGATGACCGCAAGCTGGTGTGGGCTGTGGCTCATAGTGCTGCATTCAAGGCAAGAGGGGCTCCGTGGACAAGGCTGGCCAGGATGTTGCGGTTAGGGAGCGATGGTCGGGCCGTTAAGCGCCGTTATCTGGATGCGCTGGTGCGGTTGCACTATAGGGCTAGGGCGTACAGATATCGCCTCTGATGCAACCTGGTTGCTTTTTTTCGACAAGGGTGTTGTCAACGGCACGAAATCTGGTATCGTTTCGATATGCTGGCGCAAGATATGGTTGCAAGGGTGCAACCTGACGCAACCAGCGCAACCAATCAGGACATGAAATGCGGAAGTATCAGCCAGCCCAGGTGGACTGGGCTGAGATAGAGCAACGCATCAAGGCTGGCGAGAGTTTCAACGCTGTGTCTAAGGATTACAGCGTGTCTAGGCAGGCCATACAGAAGCGGTGCCATAAGGAATGCTGGGTAGAGCATACGCCAGTCACAACCGCTGTGCGCCGCCAGCTGCGTAAGCGCAACCAGTTGCAACCAGATGTGCAACCAAGTGAGGTTGCATTGCAACCGGTGGCATCCATGCAACCGATAGCTGTGGCAGAGCCAAGCGCTGCCGTAATGGCAAGAGATGACAAGCAGGGCGCAGCACTAGAGCTACTGCGGGATGGCGTGCCGCGTAAGCATGCAGCGCAGGGCGTGGGCGTGAGTGAAAGCACGCTGCTGCGATGGATCAATGATGATGAAGGATTTGGTTCTGAGGTACGCGCAGCAGAAAGTGCTGCTGTCGCTCTCAGGGTGCGCCGGATCGGAAAAGCCGGTGAAAAGGACTGGCGTGCCGATAGCTGGTACCTGGAACGCACACAGAGGGCTGAGTTCGGCTCTGACAGCCAGAAGGGTGGCGGTGTGGCCGTCCAGATCAACATCGAGCGTGGCGGCGATACAGAGGTGATCGACGTTACGCCAGGCAATGAATCTATAACAAATCTATAACAGGCCAGCGCTGCCTACGCTGTGATCCAGCGTGGCTGTGCATTACAGGGCTGACGACTACCTGACTGCAAGGCAGGATCAGCGTTAAACGGCCCCCGTGCCATGCCCCCAGCCCCGGCCTCGTCGCGGCGACGAAGGCGATATGTAAGCACGCGCTCGTTCAACAAAATCACAGGGTTCAGGTTGCATGGCAGAACAGCCTCAAGGATTTGCGCGTCGCATGATGGCGCAGAAGTTGATGGCTGACGCGCGTGCTACGCCTAACAGCGACAGCGCTGGCTTTGGCGGGCGTTCGACGCCTGACAGTTTGATCAGGGCTGTGCCTGATGCTGTAGATGCGTCCTTGGCGGCGCGTTCAGATGATGCTGGGCGCAACGTCTTTGCTGACATAGGCAGTGCGCTGGTAGGCGATACGGACGTTGATAGTGGTTATATCTTGCCTCTAGGCAGGACGCCTGAAGGTGGCATTGTTCCGGCGTTTCCTAAGTTGTTGCAGGGGGCTGCTGCTGGTGTGCGTGACGCTGCTGTGACGGCAGGCAGGGCTATGAGTGGTGATCCGCGTTACATACCTGTCAACGGTCAGTTGCCGCCTGCCGTCATTGATGAGATCAACAACTTTGGTCTTTCGGTGATGGGTGGCGCGATGACCGGCGCTAATTTGCTTAAAGGTACTATTCCTGAAGGCGCGATTGGCATATTTGCTGGCCGCAGGGCTGAGAATTTTCCTGTCGCTGCTGTTAATGCCAATAAAAGCCAAGCGCTTTTGGACGAACAAAAACGTCTGATGAACGAATATCAGTATGTGTCCCAAGAGTTGACCAAGGGACGCATGCAGCTTGGTGACGACACCACTGACGCATTGGTTGAACGAAAAACGCAACTAATGGATCAGATGGACGCGAATTCATCACAGCTTGGCAGCTTTGAGGCCGACGTTTTACCTGATTTAGAAAAACGATTTGCATCAATAGACGATGCGTCATTTTTCCGCGAAACAGAGCAAGATTTTGGCAAGGGGCTGTTCAAGTTACCGGACAACCAATTCAGGTTTGAGATTGATGACCGGCCTGCACAGATAAAATTGGACATACCTGATGATTCCGCAGCCTTGTTTGGCGACATCACTGGCGATGCCCTTGAGCGTGTTCTGCCAAATACGACCGTAGTAAGGAGCGACCGACAGGTGCGCGGTGGTGTCAGAAAGCGCCTCAGTGAGTTTCTAGACCACGATGAGCTTTATGAAAACTATCCGCAGCTCAAGGACTACCCTGTAGTCATCAAGTATGACCGCAAAGATCCAGGCAGGGGTTCGTTCAATCCAAGGACGAATACCATAGAGATCAACTTGGGCGACATGGGGCCGATGTTTGCAGATCAGTCGATTTCTGGCAAAGAGCTTAAAAAGCGCATCAAATCAACTTTGGTGCATGAAATACAGCACGCGGTGCAAGAAATTGAGGGTTTTGCACGCGGCTCAAGCCCAAGCGTGTCAAACCCGCTGGCCTCTGTGACCACTGCAATAAATCAGAACGAAGGTGTGCTGGCTTCAGTACGAAGTAACGAATTTTTGTATAATGCGGCCAGATCAGACATTTCAAAGTTCGCTGATGCAGAGCGCATAAAATATTATGAAGAAATGGCGCTGCGTGACAGTTTCCAGCCACGCCGCCTGTTCAACCAGGCAAATTGGTATAGGTACGGTGACGAAATTCGTCGGGAGTTAAGCGACGAGCTTGGCTACACCTACAACAAGCGTAAAAGCCCCAAGCGTGAGCAATGGATAGCCGCCGCATTTGCAAAACTGGCCAAATATGAGCGTGGAGAATCAGGCGAGGGCGCGTATCTAGCTGATAAGTTCAGCATGAAAGAACTTAAAAGCAAATTGGGCAAGGCCACTCGCTTGGCAAACAAGCACTATGACGACTGGGCCACGGCCCGAAACGCGCGGTATGCGCTAGAAAAATTTTATAATGACCCCAGATACGCGACTGATAACCCGCAAGCGGCTTTCAATGTCTATTTGGACAGTCTTGGAGAGGCAGAAGCTAGGGTAATCAGCGCAAGAGCAGAGCCAGCAGCCACTAGCGATTTTGGCCGGTCTTTGTTCCCGCCTCAACAATTTCAAGAAGGCGGGATGGATAACCCGCCACCATTTGGATTGGAGAACACGCTGCGCCAACAAGGCGGGTTTTTTAAGACTGGTGCTGTCATACCGCCTGCCTTGCCTGCTGCGACGATGCTTGGGACTGCATTAAAGGCACCACGCGCAGCTAGGGTTGCGGCTCAGCGCCTGACCCCAGAGGTAACACGGTTTATTGCCAGAAATTCTGGCAGAAATCCGAAAAAAGTGGCCAGAGATTTACGGCAAGAGGGTTTGCTGGACGTAAATGACAGGGATCAGAGCGCCGCATTTTACGAAGAATTTGACCGTATCAAAGCGTTACAAAAAGAGCGTGACGCTTCGAAGCCTCAACGGGATAGTCTTGAGGCTAAAAAGCAATACAGAGGACAAGAAGCACGCAGGCTTAAATTGCAGAATTCCGCAAGACAGTCGCCAATATTTGATGACTGGACAAAGACAAATCGTGATCGTGTTTTAGATTCTACATATGATCGCTCCACATTAGATGCAGAGGCGCGGCTTGCCACTGTTGAGGCGATAGCCAGAGAGGCCCGAAAACGGGGGCTTGAAGTCTATTACACCTCTAAAGGCCAACAGGGCAGGGCTGGCAGTAGGTATATTGGCCTGCCAGGTGGCGACAGAGTGAGAATATCAGACCACGAACTGCCCGACACACCACGACGCGAATACAACCAAAGCATGGGCGTTGGCGTCTATGACAAAAACATTGTTGTCAGCCAATGGGAAACAACGTCATTGGACGACTACTTTAAGCAGATTTTAGCTGAAGAGTAGCGGCTGGAGCAGTGCTTGCTCGACTTACTAAGGTTAATTAGCAGGCCCAGTGTAGCGGCCTGACAGCACTCTGGTGAAAGAATTTTATCAGGCTTATCTAACCCCAGCCGCAAATGACAATAACAGAGATCATTGTTTTGTAAATGGCCCAGAAAACGATCAAGCTGGACTACACGCCGCAACCAAAGCAGGCATTGCTGCATAAGTGTCGTGCCAAGCA